ACAAACCGGCATGATAGGCGAGTGCCAAGGCGAATGCCCCTGTGGCGGAATTGGTAGACGCGCTCGACTCAAAATCGAGTTCCGCAAGGAGTGCTGGTTCGATTCCGGCCAGGGGCACCACCATCAAAAAACACCTTTGATTTTACTGCGTTTTTTGCAATTTTTGTCCCACCGGGGCACCTTCTCTTCCAAAAGTGGGACAGTCTTTATCCACTGTTTGTTCCGTCGAGATCAGGTGCATGGCTGCTCCGGCGAGGCGTTTTTTACGTGCCTTGCGGGTGTAAAGTTCGGCCATGCGGGCTGATGACCAGCCAAAGATTGCCATCAATTGGTGTTCGGTTGCGCCGTTCTCGGCGGCCAGTGTCGCGCCTGCCTTGCGCAGACCGTGCGCCGAACAGTGATCGAGCTTAGCTTCGCGGCAGCGCCGCTTGAAATAGTTGCCGAAGCCATCGGGTGAGAATGGCTTGCCGAACTCAGTAACGAGATAAGTCAGGTGCCCGCTCGGTGCGGCGGCTTCGATCGCGCTGACGAGTTCCGGCAATACCGGAATCTCCAGCACTTTGACTTCCTTATCTTGCCCTTTTTGGGGTGAGAATTTCAGCCAGCCTTTGCTTACGTGCTGGCGGCCAAGCTGCACCACGTCTGAGCGCCGTACTCCGGTATAGAGCAAGAGAGACATGGCAAGATGAGCTTTGGTGCCGGGTGGGTGGCGCTCGATATACTGCTCAACCTCTTCCACTGTCCATGTGTGAAAACCGGCGGTGGCGTTCCTAAAATATTCGAGGTCTTTGGCTGGATTCGCCGTCAGGTAATCGTTCTTAATGCCGTACTTACACACGGCCCGAAGATGTTTTACGAGGCTATTGGCTTGCTCGGGCGTGTCCATCTTGCGATCACGCAACACACGCAAAGCTTTGGTTGTGAGCTTTTCGAGGGGAAAGTGCTTATAGGTGACTTCCGAGCCGGGCTTAAGCGGTTCGTCAAAGGTCGCCTCAAGGTGTTCTTTTCGGATTTTTCGCCCGCGCGGTTTCATCTTCTTGTATTCAGCGCACCCTGCGAAAAACTTCTGGCAAAGCCATGCCCAAGTGCCCGGCTTCGTCTTGCCATCATCCTCTTTCGTTACCGGCTCTTGATTGAGCGCTTGCTTGTATTCTTCCATGAAGGATTCTGACCACGGAATGCCGTGGATGCGCACTTTCTTGATGCCCGGTCGGCGCATGTAAACGCGGATGTTGCCATGACGGTCAACATCTTCGGAGCAAAATTTTGGTAGGCGTTGGACCATAACAGAATCACTTAAACGGCAACGTCATTGTAAACATCATCGCTCACTTGCCCTTCGGTGGGCAACATCTCGAAGTAGTTGTCGAGTTGCTTGATGTCCCAAACGCGACGGCCACCAATGCGCTTCGGGCGCGGCATGCGGTTATCGCTAACGAGTTGATCGAACTTCGTCACACCGATGCCGATATAGTTGGCGGCATCCTCGCGGTTGAGACCACGCCGGGGCAGAACGACGAAGGGTCCAGCAGGGAGATTATTTTCGATGCGCGCCATAGCCGCCTCCACACCAATGCTGTGCGCGCTCTTCCCATGCCTTCCGCCCGGGCCGCCAACGCACGGCGTGGCCCTCGGCTAGTAGAATTTGCCCTACGTCGCGGCCATTGACGCGCAGGCGGGCAAGCGAGCGCCGGTAGCGGTCTGTGCCTTTGCGTTCGATCGAGACATCATGATCACGGATGAGTTGGACGAGGCGCTCCTTTGCCCGAAGCGCGAGGGCAAGTTCGCGCTCGCACCGGGGCTTGCTTGTCTCGGGGGCGTCGATGTCCAAGAGGCGGATGCGTTGCGCCTGCCCGTGGACGGCCACCGTGTCGCCGTCGATCACGTATATCCGGCGACCCTCGACGGTCTCGGCATGAGCGGAGACCGTGAGAGTGACAGCGGCGGCCAGCGCGATGAGGGCTTTAAAACGGGATGTCATCATCGAGATCATTGAGGTTATTCCCGCTCTGTTGCTGCGCAGGTTCGCCATTCTTAGCGGCTGCATAAGCGTTGCCGGTGGATTTGGTGCCGGTGGTACCGTAACCGTGTTCGTCACGCTTGGCCCCTTGCGGCGAACCTTCGAGGGACAGGGTGCCGTCGAATCTGCCGAGCACAATTTCCGTGCTCCACCTATCATGGCCGTCGCGGTCCTGCCACTTGCGGGTTTTGATTTTGCCTTCAATCGCCACACGGGAGCCTTTGCGGACATAATCGCGGATGATTTTGACCAGCCCCTGATTGAACACAACGATATTGTGCCATTCGGTGGATTCTTTCCTATCTCCGGTGGCCTTGTCTTTCCATGTCTCGGATGTCGCTACACTAAACGTAGCAACCTCCTCCCCGCTTTGGGTCGAGCGGAACTCAGGGTCTTTCCCGACATTGCCAAGAATGATTGCGCGATTGATGCTCATTCGTGTGATTCCTTATAAATGATCGATATTGGCTCGGTGAGCGGTGAAGGTGTATGCGGCAACGTAAGGATTAGCCCCCCATGCTCCGGGGCCATTGACGGACTGCCATAGGGCTGCGAATCCCGCTCGCGGCGAGCCGGGGCGCTCTCCAGTGTCGGCAATCATTTGCTCGATATCGATGGCCGATGTTTTGGGGTCATTGGCCAGATCGCCAGCCCAATAGAACACACCCTCCGCTATGGCATCTTCATTAGGAATATCCTGCAACCGCTCTACTTTGACGCCGGTAACGATAAGCGTGATGCGAGAAGCCCATCGGGGCATGTGCATGGATGCGCGGAGCCTACCTGCCTCTATCATTGCACAACTCATTGTTCGCACAATGCCATCCGCCTCGTAATGAACTGGCTCATAAGCGCTCATTTCCGCCGGGCGAACTGCATCAAGTTGAGAATCGAGTCGGTAGGCCTCTCTTACCCATAGCCGATCGCCAACATTATGCTTTATGGGCGAAGCCCGCATGGTTCGTGCTTGCCAATCTGCGTTGCTGATCTCGGCATCGCCAAGCATCGTAGTGCCGACCGCTGTTGGCTGCGGCTTTAAGATGCGGCGTGTCATTGTCTTGCTGTTGTCCCATAGCGCCCGAACCATTGGACCGGAAAAGAGAATGGGCCTATCCATGATAAACTCCTTGTGCCTCATGAACCTATTGAAGCCCGCCCGGTTGGACGGGCTCTGATAGGGTCACGTGGCGGCTTCAAACATATCCGGGCGCGCTGGCCGCTTGCTCTCGCCCTTCCTGCGCGCGGATAACTCGGCGCGCAGGAGGTTCGTTGTTGCGGTGATTGCCCGGCTTGTGGCTGTGGCGATGCCGCGATGTTGCAGGCGGGCAGCTGCGGCTTCCGTGATGCGCAAGGCGCGTTGGCGTTGAAGCTCGGAGAGTGCGGTAGGTGTCATTGTCCCCTCCAGAAATCTACGAAGCTCTCGACAAGGAGAGCCACGATCCGCAACCAGAGCCAACAGACCACCAAGCCGCAAATGAAGCCGCCCGCAGCGATCGCCCCATAAAAACCAGCCGTTGCGCTGGCCATGATTTGCTGGATGAAGTCCATGGTCACACCCTCATCGGCATGAGCACAAAGAGGGCATCCGCCCCTTCGTAGGCGTGAAAGATGGTGGGGGTGCCGGAATCGCCCATCTTGATGATGGCTTCGTCGGCGTCGATCTTGCCGAGAATGCCCGCCAAGTAACGGTTGTTGAAACCGAGTTCGATCGGATCATCCTCGTAACGTACTTCGGTCTCTTCGGTCGCTATGCCCGAATCCGGGTGGGCCATGGTGAGCGTTGCGGCATTCTCGACGAGATTCATTTTCAGCGCGCGTCCCTTGTCCACCTCGACGGTGGAAACGCGCTCCACTGCCGCGATGAAAGCTTCGCGGGGAACCGTCAGGGTCTTGTCATTGCCGGTCGGGATGACGCGCAGATAATCGGGGAAGGTGCCATCGATCAGCTTGGAGGTAAGCACCACCGTGCCGAAGGTGAGGCGTATCTTCGAGCTGGATAGCTCGACGTGGATATCGCCCTCGCCGTCCTCGATCAGTTTGCCGATCTCGGCGACGGTCTTGCGCGGGATGATGACACCGGGCATATCCTCCGCGCCTTCCGGGAGCGGCGTATCGAGCCGCGCAAGGCGATGACCGTCCGTGGCGACGCCGCGCAGGCACATACTGTCCGCTCCCTGCGCCGCATGGAAGTAAATCCCGTTTAAGTAATAGCGTGTCTCCTCGGTGGAGATGGAGAACTCCACCTTGTCGATCATCCGCTTGAAGCTCGCGCGGGGCACATCGAAGGCGTGGGAGAAACTACCGATGTCAAAATCCGGGAAATCCTCGATCGGCAGCGCTTGCAGCTTGAAATGCGTCCGCCCACTCTGGATGGTCACCACGTGCTCTTCCTTCGCCAGCGTGATGCGGGCTCGTGCCGGAAGTTTTTTGAGGATGTCGGCGAAGAGGTGCGCCTGAACCGTGATGGAGCCGGGCTCGTCAATTTCGACATTCAGAATGTCGGTTGCTTCGATGTCGAGATCGGTGGCTCTCAGCCGCAGGCTATCACCCTCGGCAATGAGGGCGATGTTGGAGAGAATCGGCACCGTGGTGCGGCGCTCAACGATGCGGGAAAGGCGCGTAAACGCCTTAACGAGCATGTCGCGTTCAGTGGTGAGTTTCATGGAAACCTCCGGGTTAGGCAGCCATAAGGCGCGGGCAGAGATCGGCGAGGCGCGAACGGAACTCGTCCGCTGCTTGCGGCCACGGCCAGACGGTGAATTTTTTCGGAAAGCGGATGAGCTTCGCGGTTTCGATCTCGTCAGCCCATGGCTTCGGCGACGGGCCGAGCAAAAGACGGCGCTCGGTGGCGAGCATGCGCAGATCATATTCTTTGACCAGCGCCTTGATCTCGGGACTGAGCGGCCAGTTCAGTCCGGCGGCCTCGTGGATGAGGATGTCGAAGCCGAATTCGATCGTGTAATCGGCTTGCATCATGGCCATTCCGGTCTTTTGCCATGCCTCATCACCGTAAGCCTCGGCCATTCGCCGCCGTGCTCGTTTGAGCGGCGTTGACGTGTCGCCGACATAGGCTTCCTTTGCGTCGTGAAGCAGGAAGGCGAGTGCGACTTCCGGGCGGCGGGTTTCGCGCATGACGGCATCGCAACCCATCACTGAGTGCTGGCAAGTCGAGTAAGGGCCGGAACGCACATGCCCGGTGAAGCGGGCGATACGGGCCAGCGCCTCGGGAATATCGACGTGGAAGTCGATATCTTCCGGTTTCGGATTGAGCAGGTCCACCGCGCGGCCTGATGCGGTTTGAATCCACGTCATTGGCGGGTGCTCCCGGCGTCGAAGATGTTGTCGAAGATCGAGGCGAAGCCGTAACCGGGGATGAGCGCGGCCAAGAGCGCTTCGGCGCGGGCGCGGATGTCCGGCGGGCACCATGGAACGCGGATAATCGCGTTCATCATCTCAATCAGGGCGTATTGCTGACTATCCGTCATCTCACGCCCCCAAAATCACGGCCCAAGCCATGACGCTGCAAATGAAAGCAGTCAGGGCGAGGAGTTCAGCCACGGTGCGGCAGAGGGATTTGACGATCGCCATCACGCGGCCCTCTTGTTGAGGGTTCGCTCGGCGAGCGCCCGGGCGGCGCTTTCGTGAGCCTTGATCTCTGTCGGCTTCCAGCCGCGCTGGATAAGGTGGCTATCCAGAACCTGCGCATCCGCGCCCAGCTCCTTCGCCAGATCAACGATATCCTGCGCCATCAAACGGGCGGGAGATTTGGAATAACCGGGTACGCGCATGGCGTCCTCCATCTGTTTCTGATGGAGGGGAAGAATAATCAGCAAATGCTGATTGTCAATCACTAAAATCAGATATTGCTGATTATCGCAGTAGTCGGGCTGGTGTGCTTCCCGCTGATCCGCTTTTAAAGTATAGCTTTGAGCGTTGTGAAGAAATTGACGGGGTAGGCTGATGAAGATAGGAATCGTTGCGTTAGCGGCATTGGTTGCCACAAGTTTTGCCGGGGCTGCCTGCGCAGGGGAGCGCGAATTGAAGGATGCGCTGGAACTTTTCTATGTCAAGAAAGGTGCGATGGGTACTGTTGCCTGCGATACCAAGAAAGAGGGTAGCAACACCTATGTTTACTGCTACCCGGCGCGCCTATCGAGCGCCGATGCTACCGGCGGACTTTATGCCTTGCGCGAAAATCCGCCCGGCATCATACCGCTAAACGGCAAGGCGCAGACACATACACAGAAACTCTCCAACATTGAAACGGTAAATGGTTCGCGTATTCCGTTGGTTGAAGCACCACAGGAATTGCGCCTGAAAGTGAGCACCATCCGCGATATGTTTCGTTAATTACATCCTTGAGATTTTCCCGGCGACGCGCCCAATTACATGCGCGTTGCCGTCAAGTTGTAAAGAGATGGGATCATAGCGCATATTGCGCGACTTGCAGATGATGGTAGGCGCTTCGACGCCGCGCACCAATTCAACCTGTTTGACGATGACGCCTTCGCCATCCCACACCGCAAAAATTCCGCCCTGCCGAACGTCTTGGCTCTTTCGATCGATGATAACACGGTCGCCAGAAACGAGCGCGTCACGGGTGCCGTCATCCATGGAATCGCCAGCAATCGTTACGATATCCGCGAAACCAAAGGCTAAGCCCAATTCATTCTCTACGTACGGCTTAGGCAACCCCCACGACGCAACCGCCTGATGGCCGCTCATGTCATTTTCCGACCATTCAGTCATATCAGTGCCGCCGCCGTATGACGCTCCCGCACGAATATCGAACTCCGGTAAGGCGTATCGCTGCTCTTTAACCGTAATTGTCTTTGACGCACCGGGCTCCGGGTCATCTGTCTGTCCGAGCAGGAACGCTTCGTTGGTGTCAAGCGCTTTCGCCAGTGCAGTAAGGTTTTTTCCCGTTACGCTATGCTTATGCTCGCGAATGATATCGTTGATGAAAGCAGTATTCTTGAAGCCGCCCTTATCGGTCGCTTGCTTCTGATTAAGCCCTCGTAGGTCGAGCAAGAACAGCACTTTTTCGCGTAATGTTTTCATGACGGATTTATCCGATAAAACAGGCGACGGTTCCATCTGGAAATTTCTGATTGACAATCAGCATTTGCTGATTTTATATCAGCAACCATGGAACAGACGCTCAAAACACACTTACTGACGCTCTGCGGCAGTTATTGCGAGTCAAAGAATGTCTCGCCAAAAACCGTGGCGCAAAGCGCTTGCGGCGACTGGCGGTTCTTCGATCGGCTGGAAAAGGGGGCATCTTTCACCATCCGAATCTATGACCGGGCTGTGAGGTGGTTCTCAAAAAACTGGCCGGATAATCAACCTTGGCCGGAAGGGCTCAAACGCCCGGAGATAATGCCGTGAGTAACGTCATTACCTTTCAGCGCCGCAAGACTTCGGCACCATTCCGGCGATTGTTTCCCGTGCGCAATTTTGCTGCACCGTACTTCCATTACGAACCGCAATTTCGCTTAACCGCGTCCGGCGGGGTCGGCATGGCGGTTGATGTGCGCCAGCATGTGCCGCCCGAGGTTCTGGAAGCTGGCGACTGCCATATGGGCGCACTTCTTGGCGTCACCTTCCGCCGCCCGTTCGTGCGAACGTTCAAGGTTATTCTCAACGTCGCTCATTACCTGCACGGTAAATTGCATCGGGTCGCTGATATGGGCGGCGGTGTGGGCGAGCAGGGTGGCGGTGAGCGCCTCCAGCATGTTGAGCCTGCCGAACATCTCAATTTCAAAATCGTCCATCTTGCTTCCTTTCGAGGCCCCAAAGGTCCGGGGGGCGATGATGTCCGGTAACTCTTTCCGCGTCTCCACCAAGTCCGTGAGGGCTTGTTTCAACCCGGCTTTGGCGGCGGCAATTCTTCTCTCTTTCGCGTTCATGTGGCTCGTCTCTCGTTGATCTGATCCACACCCTGACCCCTAAAAATCATTCCCGATAGGGGAAAAAGCAATGCGCTTTCCCCTTGACGGCGGAGCTTTACCCGCATGTACCCCATATCAGATGAGTGGTTCCACCGCGTCAAGGCCGCCACGCGAGACCTTATTAAAGTCTGCGGCGGTGTTGTCCGCGCAGGTGAAATAGCCTGCGCTTCCAAGAGCGAAGTGAGCCGGTGGCAATCGGTGGGTGATGAGGGAATCATTCCCATCACCGCCATGCTCGCACTGGAGCGCGATTGCGGCGAGCCATTCGTCACCCGGGTTCTGGCTGATCTGAATGGACGCCGTATTTCCGGCCCGGACGAAGCGCCAGAAACCTCCTCCTCTGTCATGAGCGACCACGCCGAAGTGGTGCGCGCCGCTGCCGAAATGATGATGACGGGCGCAAAGGCGCTCGCAGATGGCAAGGTGACGCCAGCGGAAGCGGAAATGTTCGATCGGGCGGTGTCCGAACTGGAATGCGCTGTTGCGCCGCTGCGGCGGACGCTGGCCGCCCTCAAATCCTCTCCCAACCTCGCGGTGGTGAAATGAAATACACCGTTGTTAAGCCGAACTACCGGCGGCGGCACAACATATGCCGCAACATGCATAAAGCGGGTAAGCCGGTTTGGTTTATCGCTTTCATTCTCCGCATTCCTGACACGCGCGTCCGCGAGATCGTCAGTGGTTCTACCGTGTGGGGTGCCGCCTCGAAATTGCTCCGGCAGGCCATGGCCACCGAGAACATGGGGAGGGCCGCGTGATGGCGTTAGCTTTTCTATATACGTCTAGCTTCGGCTTCTCTTTTTGCTGCCTGCCTTCGCTCCCACGTATGTTGAGCACGGTAAAGCAGATACGTGAAAATTGCCACGATTACTGCAAGTATACCGGTTATCATTGTTTGATAACTTCTAACCCAATAATCAAAGCAATTCACTGCTATACCTTTTTCTACCGCCGCTACGACAATAGGCGTTGTATCGCAATAGGAAAAAAATACTATGAAAATAGGAGATATAAGTTTTTCACAAAAACTAATAAAGAAAAGTGTGCTCATCACACAAATAAGTGCGTGAGTTTTAAATATACTCCATGGGAATTTTTCTTTTCTAAATGTTACTTTGTTTTGGATAAAACTAAGCGCGCTTTTTGCAACAATAATGGCGCTGGATATTGCACAGAAAAGCAAAAAACTAGACACGCCTATAATTACAAAGATTATATAGAAAACTTGCATGAATCGTCCTCCCGAGTGGGGAGGTACGTATGAATCATCTTACCGTCCCCCGCTCCGATTATCGGATAATATATGCCGATCCAGCTTGGCTTTTCCAGCCATGGTCACATCGCGGCGAAGATCGCGGTGCCGTGCAGCATTATGATTGCATGACGCTAGAAGATATGTGCGCGATGCCGGTGGCCGATATTGCCGCCAAAGACGCCGCGCTCTTCATGTGGGTTGTACAGCCGATGCTACCGGAAGCCATGCGTCTGATTGAGGCTTGGGGCTTCAAGTACAAGACTATCGCCTATTGCTGGGTGAAGATCAAAGGCAAGCAAGACCGGCTGTTCTATGCGGGTGAGGATGTCCGCAAAGGGCTGGGCTATCACACGCGCGCCGGTATGGAATTGTGCCTGTTGGCGACGCGCGGCAAAGGCTACGATCGCCTCAGTCAAGGCGAGGCGCAAGTGGTATTTGCACCGCTGCGGGAACACTCGCGCAAGCCTGATGAAGTCGCCGAATCCATCGTGAACCTAACCGGCGACGTGCCGAAGCTGGAAATGTTCGCCCGCACCAAACGCCCGGGATGGGATGTTTGGGGCAATCAAACTGAAAAATTCGAGAGTGCAGCATGAACGCAAGCAATCCGTTTCTCGACGCGGCACTTTCTTATGCCGCGCGGGGCGTTCCCGTTTTTCCATGCTCGCCGGTCAATAAGCGGCCTTTGACGCCTGCCGAATCCGCGTCCGGGGCGAAGGACGGTGGGCTATATCTGGCGACAACTGATGAGGCGCAGATCCGGGAGTTGTGGCGGCGTTTTCCGAAAGCCCTGATCGGCGCGCGCACCGGCCCTTCCTCCAAGACCTTTGTGGTTGACCTCGACCCGCGCGAGCATGACGTTTCCGCCATGCATGAGGCGCTTACCGAATGGTGCGGCGGCTTTGATGGCAGGTTTGATCCTGAAACCGGAGAGGTCGGCGAGCCGCCGATCGTGCGAACGCAATCCGGCGGTTTTCACCTCTGGTATGCTTATCCGAAGCTGCCCGAGGGTGAGAAGCTCGGCAACCGCACGAACCTGTTTTCCAAAGTCGAGGAAGTGCCGGAGGCTATTGTCCGGCACGTCGATGTGCGTGGCGAGGGCGGATATGTCATTTTGCCGCCGTCCCAAATGGAGAACGGGAACCGTTATGAATGGGCGCGCAAAGGTACTGGCTTCCCGCAAGCTCCGGCTCGGTTGCTCGATCTCATCTTGCGCCGCGAGCCGTTCCATACCGCGCCTTCTCCCGCACCCTCTACCGGCGGGACGGCACTGCCTCCCATTGATGACGCCGTGGAGGAGGCGCGGCGGAAATATGCCCTTTCAGCCCTTGAGCGGGAAACGCGCGATGTCGCGGGCTGTCCCGAAGGTGTCCGTAATGACAAGCTGAACCGGGCCGCCTTTGCGCTCGGCACTCTGGTGGGTGCCGGAGTGCTTTCGGAAAGCATGGCTCAAAGCGGTCTTGAAGACGCGGGGGTGCGGTGCGGATTGGCACGGGCGGACGGGCTGAAATCCGTACAGGACACGATTCGCTCCGGCCTTGAGGGCGGCAAACGCCAGCCGCGTGACCTTTCCTCGATCGAGCAGGAAGCGCGGGAACGGGCCGAGCGCAAGAGCCGCCGTGGTTCTGCGCCCCGGCAGGCCGCACGGCTTGCACCGCCGGACAGTGAAAACCCTCCTCCCGCACCCGCCGCCCGCGTTCCCTCTCAAGGCGTCCCATTGTCTCCCGTCGCTTCGGGAGAGTTGATGAAAACGGGAGAGATGGCGCGCTCGGAAGCTCAAGGGGGGCGCGGGGGGCGCAATCTTGATGTTGAGTTGGCTTTCCTGCCTTTAACCGATCTTGGCAACGCCGCCCGGTTTCTGCGACGCTTCGGCGAACGCTTCGTCCATTGCCCGGATTGGGGCTGGTTGATGTGGGACGGCAAGCGGTGGAACCGGGATGGTGCCACGGGCCGTGTTGATGATGCGGTGAAGGAAGCGATTCGTCTGATTGTCGGTGAGGCTGTAGCCTTGCGGGAAAGCAGTGCTGATGAAATAGCCGAGTACAAACGCGGCGAACCCGTCATGCTTTCCGACAAGGTGGAGGCGTGGGCGCTGACTTCGCAGGCCGCCGGGCATGTAAAGTGCATTGAAAGCCTGATCCGCTCTGATTTGGAAAAACCTGTTTCCGCATTCGACGCGGATAAAGAGAAGATCAACGTCGCCAACGGCACCCTGTTTATCCGGCGCAACCACAACGGCGGGTTGCCGACTGAGGGCGATTACATCGGCTTCAAGCCGCATGACCGGACGGACCTGATAACCAAGCTGGCTCCGGTGGATTATGATCCGAAGGCTCCGGCGACGGCCTATGATGACTTTCTCGCTTTTGTGCAGCCTGACCCTAATGTCCGGCGCTTCCTTCATCAGTGGGGCGGGCTGTCATTCACAGGCGACGTGGGCGAACAAAAACTCTCCTTCTTTTACGGGAAGGGGAAGAACGGTAAGTCAACGCTGGTGGATGCATGGGCGCACGTTGCCGGTGATTACGGCGAGACGGTGCCGATCGAGACGTTTCTTGACCAAGGGCGCGGGCGCAATGCGGGCGCGGCAACGCCGGACCTTGCTATCCTGCCGGGTGTGCGCTTTCTGCGCACGTCCGAGCCTGAGAAGGGCGCGAAGCTTGCCGAGGCGCTCATCAAGCTGGCAACCGGCGGTGAGGCAATACAGGCGCGGCACCTGAACAAGGATTATTTCAAGTTCTATCCTCAGTTTAAACTGACGATCAGCGGCAACTATCGGCCAAAGATCGACGGAACCGATGATGGTATCTGGCGGCGCATGATGCTGATTCCATGGGGCGTGACCGTGCCGGAAGAGCGGCGCGACAAGCACCTTATCGACAAGCTGAAACGGGAAGGCTCAGGCATTCTCAACCGAATACTGGATGGCCTGCGGGAGTGGCTGGATACCGGCTTGATGGTGCCTGAAAAGGTTGTGGAAGCCACGGAAACCTACCGTTCGGACAGTGATCCGCTCGGGCGTTTTCTGGATGTCTGCACCGCGTCCGCGATGGGGCAACGGGTGCAGTCGAGCGAGCTGTACAGGCTGTTCTGCGCATGGGCCAAGGTCAATGGCGAACGGGAATGGTCATCAACCGGCTTTGGCCGGGCGTTGCGCGACCGTGGCCTGACTTCCAAGCAATCTAACGTGATCTGGTGGCTTGATCTCAAGCTCACCAAAAGTGAGTCTGATTTTATCGATTGGGAAGGCAACCCGATACGGAGCCGTGACGATGACGAATGAAACCCTCCCGACCCTCCCGGAAGATGCCGGGGCCTCCCATTATGGGAGCGTTTTATTTCAAGCCTTTGGGAGGGTGTGGGACCGTTGGGACAGTTTTGTGCAATGACGGCTCTGTGAGCGGGTGCGGGTGTGAATGTTCATAGTATTAAACCCTCCCAACTCTCCCATAGCTTCCCAAAAGCTTATAAAATAAGGCTTTCAGTTTGGGATAGTGTGGGAGAGTTGGGAGGGTAACAGGAGAGAAGAGAGAATGTCTGTAAAGCAACCTATTGATATTGAAGCGCTTTTGTCTTGGGCTTACCGTGAGCAATGCGTTGACCGCATGTGCGCGGGCTTTACCCCGAAAGGGCCGAGTGCGAGCCCGGCGAATAATCTTGCTCAATACCTCACGCTCGGCACCCGTGTCGATAGCCCAAATTACGCGGCCCGCATCATCGGCTCCGGCAATGTCGCGGACGATGCCCTTGCGGTGCATGATGCGGTGCTTGCGCTGGATGATGTTTTTATCGAATGGGAAACGGATAGCCGGTTGAAGCTATGGACGCATGAAGCGGCGGTGGATGAAGGATTTTCGATCTGCGAACGGAACGGCGGAAATGGGCGGACGTACTGGAAGCACAATCGAGAGATGCAGGCGGAGTGCCGGTTGGATTTTATCGGTGTTTCAATGTTGATGATAACCCATGGCCGCGCAGATGATCGCCCGGAATGGCACGAAGGCTGGAAGCCAGTGAAGGGGCGCAAGCCGATACGACGTGGCAAGACCAAGGACCGGTGGGGCAGAACACTGAAAAGTAGAATGGTGGATGATTATACAGTAGCGCGCGACCGTGGCGTATACCGCGTGTGGTGGTGGGCGTTGGAACTGCTCGCCGCGCAACTATCAGATGAGCTTGATCGCTTCACTATCACAGGTCCGGCGGCTGTTTCTGATCCGTGGATGAGCGATTCCCCGGTCAAAAAGCCCAAAATATTGCAAAATTGTTTTGGCGATAACTCATTGAATTTACTTATGAAAAATATGACTTGACTTGCTCCGGCACTTGCAACATATTCATCCACGGTAAATTAGCTTTACAGATAGCCCCCGGCGCACCCGTTGCGACCGGGGGTTTTTCATACATGGAGGCGGTCATGTGACCGGATAACGATGGCGGGTGTTTCGGTCAAAACGAGCGGGACAATCGCCAATATCCTCGCGCCTGCCGAAATGCTCGCCGACAATCGCGGCAAGCAGGCCATGGCCCGGGCGCTCAATCATACCCTCGCCAAAACCGAAACGGCAGTGAACCGCGCGACGGCTAAACAGTCCGGCCTGAAATACGGCGACGTGAAGAAAGAGGTTCGTAGATTTTCCGCCAACGCGGGAAAGCTCGAAGGTGAGATCAAAGGCCAAGGCGGCTATCATAAGCTGTCTGCCTTCAAGGCCCGCAAAACAAAACGCGGGGTGAGCGCCGCTCCATGGGGTGAGCGCAAGGTATTTGCCTCCACATTCTTTATCGGCAAGGGCGTGTTCAAACGTGTGGGAGCGGAGCGCTTCCCCGTCAAGACATTGTATGGCCCTGCCGTGCCGAAGGAGATGGCACGCCGGGAAGCGAAGAAAGCATTCGAGAAGACGGTCGGCGGTGCGCTGCCGGGCCGCGTCCTTCACGAGATCGCTCGCCTCTTGAAAGGGTGACGCTGAAACCCTTTGTACATAACGGTTTCATGATCTTTGTAATTTTATTGCGCGACGGGTCCTTTTTCGACCCCTCCCCCCTGCGGGCACAACGTGGCCCCGGAATTTCGCTAGCAAAACCAACAAAATTTAGGGTTGACGGTGTTGACGGTCAAAGGGTTGCCGGTTGACGGTGGTGCTCCGTCAGCACCGCCTGACGGCCTATGGATGACGATCTCCGATATTGCCCGTCGCAAGGGCATATCCAAACAGGCGATAGCGAAGCGCGTTGACCGCTTCGCTTCGCAAGGTCTTATCGAAACGCGGTCGGGGCCGCGCGGCGCGAAGCTGGTCAATCTTGCTCAGTACGACAAGATTGCGGGCGAGGCTTCGGACGCTATCCGCGAAATATCCGCTGGACGCACCCCGACCGCCGCCCCAAGCGATTCCAGCTTGGCGACACAACAGGCTCGCCGTGTGGCTTATCAAGCCGACCTCGCCAAGCTCGACTTGGACGAACGGCTCGGTAAGCTGCTCCCGGTTGCCGATGTTGAAGCGGCCATGATCCGCTGCGCCGAGGCAATGGTTCGCACCATCGAACAGTTACCGGGCCGGGCTGATGATCTGGCGGCGGCAGTCGCCAAAGATGGCACAACCGGTGCCCGCTCTTTCCTGAAAACAATTGGCTTTGATCTGCGCACCGCACTGGCGCGCGAGATGACCCTTATGACCGCCGACAAAGACGGCGAGACGGAAGGAGAAGAAAAGGACGAGTAGTGATGAAGTTCAAGCACTCCGCGATTGCGGTTATCGGAGCAGCGCTTGCGGCTGTGCTGATACCACCTGAACCGATTCCCCCGTCCAAGTGGGCGAAAGAAAATCTCGTTGTGCCGGACGGCCCGAAGGCGGGCGAACGATGGGATGCGGACCTCACAGCCTACATCGAAGAGCCGCTCGATATGCTCGGGCCGGACAGCGGCGTGAATGAGATCGCTGTTATGAAGTCGGCGCAAACCGGCTTCACCACGATGTTGATTGCGAAAGCCGGTCACGTGATCGACCGCGATCCGTGCAAGATGATGATCGTTCAGCCGACCGATGCGGCGTTGTCCGACTTCGTGCGCGACAAGTTAAACCCGGCGATCGAGCAAACGCCCGCCCTTGCCAAGAAGGTCCGTACACAGACTTCACGTTCCGGTGTTGGCTCAACCACATATTCCAAGCGTTTCCCGGGCGGCTCGATCACGCTGGCGATTGCAACCTCCGCCGCCGACCTCAGTTCCAAGACCGTCAAGATTTTGCTCCGTGACGAGATCGACCGCTACCCGGATGATCTGGACGGACAAGGCGACCCCATCGAAATCTCCGATGGCCGACTCATGTCGTTCCTCGAAAGTGGCGATTGGAAGAAGGCGGACATTTCGACGCCGACGCTCAAGGGCGCGTCGAAGATCGCAGCTCGTTTCGAGGCTGGTGATCAGCGTTATATGTTCATCAAGTGCCCGGGTTGCTCCGAGCCGATGCGCTTTGAGCGCGGCCCGAATTTCAAGTTCGAGCCGGTCTTTCCGCACAAGGCGTTTTACGTTGCGCCCTGTTGCGGTCATATCATCGAGAACCACCAGAAGCGACGCTTGGTCCGTGAAGCCGTTGCCCTAAAAAAGCATGGCAACCCTTATGGCTGGCAGCCCACGGCGACGCGCCCCGGCGCGTTTCCGAGCTACCACTTCGACACGTTCTCCTCGCCCTTCGTCCCGTGGGATGAAATCGCCAAGGCAATTGTTTCCGCCGGAGACGATCCGGCGAAGCTGAAAACCCTTTGGAACCTTTGGTTCGGTCTGCCCTACGAAATTACGGGCGATGCGCCGGACCACACGCGCCTGATGGAACGGCGCGAGGATCTGAAGCGGCGCGAAATCCCGCCATGGGGCTTGCTCCTTGTCGGCAGCGCGGACGTACAGATGCGCGGCATCTACTACGAAATTTTGGCCGTCGCCCCCAACCGCGAAACATGGGTGGTGGACGCTGACTTCCTCGACGGAGACACCTCACACCCGGAGAGCGGCGCATTCGCCAAGCTCACCGAAGTATACGACCGGACTTACCCAGACGCATTCGGCAATCGCCGCCGCACCGATGTCTTCGGCGTAGACTCCGGCTATCGGACGAACGTTGTCTACACATGGTGTCGTCGCCGTCCCGGTACGATGGCGCTGAAAGGTGATGACGGGTGGTCGCGACCGGCTATCGGAACGGCCACGCTGCAAGATGTCAATTTCGGCGGCAAGAAGGTCAAGAAGGGTGTCTCGCTGTGGAGCGTCGGCACGTGGCCTCTGAAAGCAACCTTCTATTCCGACCTGCGCAAAGAGGGGCGCAAGGCCGGACAGGAGGCGGACCCGCCGGGATACTGTCATTTTGCCGCTTGGCAGGATGAAATCTATTTCAAGCAAATCACATCAGAATACCTCGCTGATGAACGGTTCAAGGGCCGTGTCCGCAAGGTTTGGACAGTCCGCATGGGTTTTGAAAACCACCTGTTGGACTGCCGAATCTACAACATGGCGCTGGCTGAATACCTCGGACTTTCCCGAATGACGCCGGATGATTGGGCGATTCTCGCCAAGGAACGTGGCGTTACTGACGAGGCGCGTATGCCTGACCTCCTCGCATCACAGCCGATGCGTCAGGCCGCTGCGCAGCCCGTCCCGACTGTCCCGCCGGAGCCTGTTGAGGCTCCGGCGCTGGACAGGCAGGAAAGCGAACAGTCACCAAGCGACAACTGGTTGTCGGGCTACGAACTGAACTTCTAAAAGGAAATCACCATGGCAGACGCGGCTTTGTCGCCCGACGATGTGGCGCGGCTGAAGCGCGCAATCGTCATGGGTGAGATGGAAGTGGAGTACCAGTCCGGTACCGAACGGCGACGGGTTAAATATCGGTCCGTCGCCGAGATGAAAGAAGCGTTGGCCTTCGCCGAGCAAGAGCTTGGCACCCGCCAGCAACCAACATCAACCTACGCACAATTCGATCGGGCCTAATTCATGGTGGACTTGAACCTGTTGGAAAGCTCGATTGCGCGCGTTGCGCCGCAATGGGGCTTGCGGCGGCTCTCCTCCAAATTCGCTCTGGAGCAGGCCCGCGAAGCCACGCGCGGTTACGATGCCGCGAAGCGTGGCGACCGGCGCACAGCTGGATGGCGCGCGACCGGCGGCTCGGCTAATGCCGAGATCGGCCCGGCGCTGGAAACCATTCGGCGCTACACCCGCGATATGGTGCGGAACAACGAGTGGATGGCGAACGGCAAGCGCAAGCTAGTCGCGCACATCATCGGCACCGGGTTTACGCTTCGCCCAGCTGCAAATACCCCGAAGGCCATCAAGAAAAAGGCGTCGGAGTGTTGGGCTGAATTCAACGAGAGTTGCGACCCGGCAGGCATTGCCGATTTCAACGGCAAGCAGGCGCAGGCGATCGGCGAGGTGGTGGAAGGCGGCGCGGCATTCATGCGCTGGTATCTGCGCCCGCCGGACTGGAAAATGCGAGTGCCGTTGCAATGCGAGGTGTTGGAACACGATTATCTTGATACTCGCAAGAACGCATCTAATGATGAGCGCATCATTATCAATGGGGTCGAGTATGATCATCATGGTCGGCGGCTCGCCTATTGGCTCTTCCCGGCTCACCCGGGCGAGATTGCTACCCACGCAAAGGGGCGCTTCCAGTCGGAGCGCGTTCCCGCGAGCGAGGTTGATCACATCTTCCGCATCGATCGACCGGGGCAAGTAACTGGCGTTCCGTGGTTCTCTCCCCTTCTGCTTCGCAGCCGAGACACGGCGGATTACGAAGTCGCCGAACAAATTCGGAAGAAACTGGAATCCTGCTTCACCGTCTTCGTCACGCGCGGCGATACCGGCACGATGAACTTGGTGCAGGCCGGACAACAGGCAAAGGACGAGCAGGGTCGCAAGATCGAGAAAATCGCGCCCGGCCTGATCTCCTATCTTAGTCCCGGTGACAGCATCAGTACCGCCGCGCCAAACGCCAATGGCGGTTTTGCTGATTATCTCGGTATTCAGTTGATGGCGCTGGCGGCTGGCCTTGGGCTTACCGTCGCGCAGCTTACCGGTAATCTCAAGGATGTGAACTTCACATCCTTGCGTGAAGGCAAGATCGATTTCCATCAGGTGCTCGACCAGTGGCAATGGCTGTTGGTCGCACCGCAACTCTGCACTCCGGCATGGCGGCGTGTCATGGCAGCTTCCGCCGGGCGCGGGTTGTTGCCGACCGCACGTGTCAGGCTTGAAACCTCCCCGCCGAAACGGCCTTGGGTTGATCCCCTTAAGGATATCAAGGCGGAGGAGATGGAAATCTACCTTGGCTTGGAAACGTGGCGGGATAAGGTCGCTGCCCGTGGCTATGACCCGGACGAGCGCCTTGAAACGGTGAAGAGCCAGATGGTGGAACTGGCCGAGGCCGGTATCCATCCCGGCGGCGCTGGAAAGCCCGGTTTGCAACGACAGGAATCACAATCCAATGAAACTAAAACCAAATGACGCCATCCGGCGTGGTGACGGCAGTTCCTTGCCGATGCAAACCCGCTCGGTTGAAATCAGGAACTTTGACGAAGAAAGTCGGTCATTTGACCTCGTATGGACCACGGGCGCGAAGGTCCGGCGTTACGACTGGTACCGCGATGAACCTTATGACGAAGAGCTTGTCGTCACGTCTCAGGCGGTCGATCTGACCCGCCTGAATAGCGGCGCTCCGCTTCTCGCCATGCACAATGGCTGGAGCTTGGGCAGTCAGCTCGGCGTCGTGGAAAGGGCATGGATCGAAGGCGGCGAAGGTCTCGCCCGAGTCCGCTTTCCGAAGTCCGAAGACGATCCCGACGCCGACAAGATTTTCCGCAAAATCAAAGACAAGATCATCCGCAACGTGTCGGTCGGCTACCGCATTCGCAAGGTCGAGCGTGAGCGTGGTGGCGATGACATTGTTGTCTGGCGTGTTGTCGATTGGGAGCCGTTTGAAATCTCGATCGTCAGCGTCCCGGCGGATACCGGAGCCGGTATCCGTTCCGACACTCCCGAAACCTATCCCGTAATTTTCATCAATCGGGCCGCGCCCGATCTTACCAAGGAGCCTTCCAAGATGGATGGACAGAACCCGGCGCAGACCGACGCCGACAAGACTCGCGCCACGACTGGACAGCACAGCCACGGTGTGGCTGACAACCCGAATGGAGCGCATCAGCATACGATTTTTTCGCAGACGGAAAGCCGCGCGGCACCGCCCGCTGCCCCCGCCGCCACGCAGGAACGAAGCTGGTCTGTTACCGATATCTCCCGCCTCACCGCCCGCGCCGAAGCGTTCGGCCTTGATGCCTCCGCCGCCGTCGATGTGATGGCTTCGGCGCGCAGCCTTGACGAAGCCACCGACGCCTTGCAGGAACGCGCCGCCGCCAAGGGTACACCGCGCCAGACGGCGCAGTCCCGTGTCATTACCGATGAGGGCGACACCAAGCGCCGGGCGATCGAGAACGCGGTTCTGCATCGCGCCAGCCCCTCCACCGTGCAACTAACGGAACCGGCCCGTGATTATCGCGGCATGTCGCTTCTGGAGATGGGGCGCACCTATGTGGAGGATGTTCACAACATCCGCCTGCGCGGCCTTTCCAAGATGGAACTGGCGACGGTCCTGCTCGGACTCGACACTCGCGCGGGAATGATGTCCACCTCGGACTTCCCCAAGCTGCTCGGCAATGTCGCTTCGGCCCGCTTGCGTGACACCTACGGCGAGACGGTGCAGACGTGGAAGCCATTCTGTCGTCAGTCGAACGCGCCGGACTTCAAGGAACGCTCCATCGTCATGATGGCCGGAATGCCGGAATTCCAGCGTGTCCGGGAAGGTGGCGAGTACACCTATGCGAAGCTCTCTGAATCGAGCGAAAAATACGCGCTCGCCACCTATGGCCGGATGATCGCCATCACGCGCCAGACGCTCATCAATGATGATCTCGGCGCATTCGATCGCCTGCCGACCCTGTTCGGGCGCGGCGCGGCTAACCTCGAAAGCGACCTCGTGTGGTCCATCCTATTGGACAACCCGAAGATGGGCGACGGCAAGACTCTGTTCCACGCCGATCATGGCAATGAGCAGGCCGCCGATGACATTACCGAAGCGGCCATCGAAAAGATGGACATATCCATGGGCGCTCAGACGGGAGCCGATGGCAAGCCGCTCAATATCCGTCCGAAGTTCATCGCGGTTTCGCGTAAGCACAAGGTGCAGGCGCAGAAGCTTCTGGCGGCGGTCACGGCGGCGAAGACGGGCGACGTGAACGTCTACCAGAACGCCTTCAACCTGATTGTGGAAGATCGCCTCTACAAGACGGCGGGGGCCTGTCCGTGGTTCACCATCGCCGATCCGGCGACGTGGGACACCATCGAATATGGTTATCTCGAAGGTGAGCAGGGCCTTTATACCGAAGAGCGTGTCGGTTTCGACGTGGATGGTATCGAGATCAAGGCACGGCTCGACTTCGCCGCCAAGGCAATCGACTTCCGGGGCTTCCAGAAGAACCCCGGCAAGTAAGTCCAGAACACCCCCGAGGGCAACGCCACCTCCTAATCAGGCGTGACGGCGGGAGAGACCGCATTTCCCTTTTTCAGATGGAATAAGCCATGAAGAATTTTCACTCGAACGGCGCGACCTTGACCGCCGCCGCCCCCCTCGGGGGCATTGCCTCGGGCGATGTTATGATCGTCGGGCAGGTTGCCGGTGTCGCCGTCCATTCCGCGCTGGAAGGCGAACCTGTGACCCTCAATACCGAGAAGGTCTATGAACTGCCGAAGGCAGTGGCGGCCATCGGTCAGGGCGTTAAAGTCTATTGGAACGCCGCTGACAAGAACGCTGTAACCACGGCAACCGGTAACAGCTATATCGGCATTGCATGGGAGCCAGCCGAGGCGAACGCTACCGTGGTTCGTGTCAAGCTGAACGTCTGACCATGCCTTCGCCGTTCAACCGCCTTGACCAACTCGCCTCGGCTTCGGTCGAGGCGGTTTTCGCCGAGCGTGTCCGTTTCGTGCCGGTCAAGGGCGGGAAGTACACGGAAGGCGCGCGCGATCCAGACCGGGACGAGATGGAGTTCCCGGCGCTCCTGACCGTCGATCAGGGCGTTCAGATCACCAGCGGTGACGAGATGGGCGACAAGTTCGGCGTCGGCCTTGTCGGCGCTCCGATCCGCATCAGCGTTTCTGCCGGTATCTTCATAGAGCCGGATAAGGATTTACGTAAGGGCGACCGCTTCATTGCCCTTGAGCGCCCCGGCCAGCCCGCTTTCGAGATTGTCCGCCCCGCGCCCGATAATGCAACCCGTATCGTGATCTTCTGCGTGGAGGCGACAAAATGAGCCTTGTTGCGCTGGCCTTGCGCATGGCGACCGTCAAGGCGCTGACCGGCAGAACCTACGCCGAGCAGCGAGTGTTCGACTCGGCCATTGCTGATCTCGATGTTCAGGTTGAGGACGAGAAGGCTCCCTTCCTCGTGGTCTATACGGATGATGAGGATATCACGCTGGATGGCAAGGAATTCACTGCCGGAAAGCGCAAGCTGACGCTCATCATCCACGCGGTGGTGGCGAGCGCCATCAAGACCAAGACGGGTGAAACCTCAATCACCATTCCGCCGACCGATGAAGGCTTGGAGGTTATCCTCGACCTGACGCGCTTCGACACATTGCGGGAGTTGCAATCCTTCGGTGGTGAATGGGGAAACCTGTGGCGCAATCTCGTGCTGAAAGTCAGCAAGATCACGACACGGCGAGGTGCCAGCGCAAAAAAGGGTGTCCGCTTCGCGGCGCGTGAAATTTCGCTGGAGTTGGAAACGATCGCCGATCCTTATCCCGGCCTCCAGAAGGTCGGTTCGTGGGCGGAAATTGATTCCTTATTCCGAGCTGATGGTGAGTTGGCGAACATCGCCGACCTGATTGACGAGCGGCGGGGAGCTGGTGGCGAGTTGCCTTATGCGGATCGACTGCGCGCCACTCTCGGCCTGTCGAGACAGGCGGCACAGTCGCTCACCTTCTCCGACGCGGAAGGCAATCCGGTGGTATTCCAATGATCAAAGCAATTCTTGATCTGCACCGAGAGATTGCCGAGCTTAAACGCATCATCGCCAATACGGTGAAAGTTGGCACGGTTGCCGAGCGTGACGAAAAGCGCGGCTACCGCGTCAACCTCGGCAATGATGAGAATGGCAAGCCCATTCTCTCGCCGTGGTACCCGCACCCGGAGAATGGTGGTGACCTGAAAACCTCCTTCCCGCTTTCGGTCGGGCAGACAGTGACGACGCTCAATCCCATGGGCGACGCCCGTCAAGGTGTCGTGTTGCGCGGCGGCGGTTTCTCGGATGCGAATCCCTCACCATCGACCGATCTGAATGAGAACAAGTTCACCTTCGGCGGCTATACGTTCAGACTCAAAGGTGATGCGGTCGAGATTTCGCGCGAGGGCCAGTCCGTGTTGCTTAACCCGAACGGCGAAACGGTTCTCACGGCGAGCAAGATCGTACTAGACGGGCCAGTCGCCATGCCGAAGGGCTTTACCGCCGCAGGTGGTAAGGGCGCTGCCGTGATCGACGGCACGATCGAGACCACCGGCACCATCACCTCAAAACAGGACATCACGTCCGCCACCAAGATTTCCGCGCCGATTATTCATGGGCGCGTTACCGGATAGGAATTTCCATGAAACAGTACAAAGTGAAAGAAGGCGTCGAGCGCGTGAATGGAAAGCGCGTTCCGCCTGACCGTACCGTCACGCTCTCCGATGAGCAGGCTCGATACGAGTTTGATCAAGGCAAGCTGGAGGCTCCCGCCGAGAAGCCTCACCGTAAACCGAAAGAAGAGTGATGGCGGGCTTATGCCGCCGCACCTTCAAAATTCTCGATCCGTGGGCGCATGTGCTGCAATCGGTAGAGGTGATTTTTACCACCCGCATCGGTAGCCGCGTGATGATGCGCCACTTCCATGGCGGCGTGGCCGAGTTGCTCGGCAGGCTGATGACGCCGCCGCTTCTAGCTGCCTTTCGTCTGGTTGTCGCCATTGCCATCGACTTGTGGGAGCCGCGCCTCAAGGTGCGGCAGGTGGATTTTACCGGCTCCCCCGAGGAAATACGGCTCGGCCACGCGGGCTTGCTTATTCATGTCGATTACCGCCCGCGCGGACACCTCGGCGATGAGACCGTTGAGGGCCGTCGCACTGTTCGGGTTGGCTTGGTCAATTCTCAAATCACAGTCACTTAAGCGAGGCACTCCCGTGACCGATTCTCCTATCGCTGACCGTTGGCGGCTACCGCTGCCAGCGCTGGAGCGCGAACGCGGCTTTTGGGAATTTTATGCCGATCGCCGCGACCAGCTTCGCGCCCTGTGGCAAGCGTCACAGGAGATGCAGAAGGATATTCCCGACTTCGATACGTGGCTGTTGCAGACAGAACCGGCGGTCATCATCTTACAAGCCACCGCCTTCGGCGATGACCATTTCGTCAAGGAAATGAACGATTGGGGCCGTTCCGTTCTGTTCGCGCAATTCGCCACCGGTACCGACCTGGACGCCCACGCGGCGCGGGAAGAGCTGGAGCGCTTCCCCGGTGAGAGCGATGAACTCTTGCTGGAGCGTATCCTATTGGAGCGTAAGGCCAAGAAAGCTTTCGCCACCGACCCGTGGTATGCGCGCCATGCCCGAAACGCCGATGCGCGCGTCCGTGACGTTGCCATCACCGGCAATGGCCGCCGTAAGGTCGAGATTGCCATTCTCTCGACAGATCATGACGGGGTGCCGTCGCCTGATCTCGTTGAGAGATTGCAGGCGGTTCTGGCCGTGCCGCCCGTCGCGCGTAACAACGATATCGTGACGGTCGTTCCGGCTATTCTCACCACTTCCGATCTCGTGGCCGATGTCTGGCTTGACGAGAATGCGTCTCCTGACGTGCTCGATGGCGTAGCCGAAGCCGCAAAGGCGAAGTGGAATAATAGCCGCAGGCTTGGCCGTGACTTAATCGCCTCGTGGGTATCCGCGCAGATCCATGTGGCCGGTGTTCATAAAGTCATCGTGCCGATGGAGGACATCATCGTCGCCGCCAACCGCGCGGTGGCGATCGGCAATATTACACTGACAATCAAAGGGAGGGGATGGTGAGTGGCGCGCTTCTCCCTCATGACAATGCGACGGCTTCCGAGCGCGCGGTTGCCAATGTTTACGACATTCGCTCGCGCTACTCGGCCAAATTGGCCGCCGTTCCGTGGCTCGTGATCGATATCGATGGGATGCCTGAACCGTTTCTGCCATGGGCGGTTGTCGAGGAAGGGCTTGAAGAGATTGCGCCTTACCTGCCGCACCGAGATGTGCTCCGGCAGGGCCGCCCGTGGAAAAGTGAGCGCGGCTCTTCGGCGGCGATCATCCGCGCTATGGGTTGGGTTGGGCAGACAAATATTCGCGTTCATTACGAGCCGGATGAGGACGAACGGTTCGATCTGTTTCAGGTTGAGTTGTCGTCGCCGGTTGCGCCGGGGAAGCTTCCCGATATCGAACGGCTTATCGAGCTATCGAAGCCGACAACGGATATCCTCGCGCGCATCTTTTCCGGTTACGACGCTCGGCCTTTCCGGCTGGACGAATCCTTGTTGGACGGCCCGGATATGCTGGACGATTGGTCCGGTGTCCGGCTAGAGCCCGGTGGCCCGGTGATTTCGTTCGGCGGCGAGATCAGCGGTTTCGTGGAGCTGGAGCCAACCGTTGCCGTGGCGATGCGGCATGCGCATCTCATGACACGCGTCGAAACCGAGGAAGGTTTCAGGCTCGATATGTCGCGGCTCGATGACGAGATCATGGAGCCGGGTGTCATCGACATCATGGTCGTTCAGACCGCCGATTCTTCAAACCTTATCGATACAAAGGCTGCCCCGTGGCCTGCGAGCGCGTGGCCCGGTCACGCATGGCCGGAATTCGGCATAGAAATTTTTGGAGGCGATAATGGCAATCATGCCGAATGACGGGCGCGTGGCTCTTGCCGAGCAGCTCGCAAAAGCACCCATGCATATCGCGTGGGGCTCGGGCGAATCGTGGTGGGGCGCATCCGAGCGCGAGACGATCACGCTTGATGAAACCGGTCGCGCCGCCCTGCGCTTTGCTCCGGTAGTGTCCGCCAAGGTGATGAGCGCGGACGGCTCCACCACCTACACGCCCGGCACGGATTACGCGATCGCCTCGATATCGGGCGAAATCGTCCGCATGCCACTCGGCGCACTTCCCCCTGATACCACGCTCCTCGTGGAATATGTCACAGGTCGCCGCCAACTCGTGGGTGACGAAATGGCGTTGGTTGCCGAGGTGGGCCGCCGCCGGGCGAACACCGTGGCATTCGTGCTGCCCGCCGAGAACGGCGATATCGAAACACCTGACCGCAAGAAATGGTCACTTTCGCAGAAATCGACGCGGTACCTTCTTGTGAGAACGAACTTCGGTTTCACAGACGCGCCGAACGATACCATCCGTGAGGTAGCGATTTTCATCAACACGGTATCTGCCGATGGCATTCCATCCGGCCAACTTTACCTGAAACCGGATGAGATCGCCGACCCGGGCCGCCTCCTCCTTATCGACCGTTTGCCGCCTATCATCCGATCCCCGGCGGAAACGCGGTCTTTCTCTTACGTGATTGCGATTTAAGATGGCTGATCCCCGTTTCAACATTCTCGGGTATCTGAACCCGTTCAACCGCAAAAAAGGTATCAAGGCCCTCGCGTGGCTGGCCTCGCGCTATCTCGGCGCGCATGAGTTGAATGTCAGCCAAGAGATTGCCCGTGACGCCATCGCCCGAATCGGCAAAGCTGCGCTCGGTGAGGGCGCGGTGGTCTCCGGCGGCGTTGCCGTCAAGGGCGCGATTGCCGAGGGTCTTGTTACCTTCAATATGGCGGAAGCCGAGATATTCCTCCTCGGCTCGATGCATGATATCGAAGCCTCCGCCGTCACCCTGCCCGCAACCGGCACCCATGCAATCGGTATCCGCCTCGCATCCTTCACCCTCGACCATACCGCCGATGCAACCTTGAAAGGCATAGCACCCGGCACCCGTGCCGAAGGCGAGGCTATGGCCCATGCCTACATTCAGCTTGGCATTTGGGGATGGGAAGGCGACGGACAGGAAGGCGAGTTCTTCCCGATTTATACCGTCATTGACGGCGATATCGTGAAGGAAAACGCCGGGCCGCAGAACGACGCCTACACGAACCAGCTTCGCCTTTATGATTGGCATGCGCATGGTCACTATGTCGTAGAAGGCTACGATGTGCGGCCTCTTGGCCTGCAAGACGGCAAACAGGTATTCTCGATATCCGAGGGCACCATTAACGTTCAGGGCTACAAGAATATGCGCTTGACCTCGGCGCGACGGGAGATAGCCGAAGAGCCTGATATCGAGGCTATTCAGAATGAACCGCACTCCCTGACCGGCGCGGCTCCTTATGTCATCAAGCTACGCTATGCGCCGCTGTTGATTGAGGAAGGGCACCCGCCGACCGTGATCGTCACCCGGCAAAAGCAGGTGAGCATGATTCACGGTGCATATTCCGGCGTTGCCGATAGTCTGCCGGATGCCACCGTGTTCAAAATCGTCTCTGTCAAAAGAGGCGCGACCACTTACACCGAGGGTGCGGACTTCCTGCTTAACGGGGCCGCCATCGATTGGTCGCCCTCCGGCGCAGAGCCGTCGCCGGGTGACACCTATCAGGTGGTTTACCAGTACACCGCTACTGTGCCGCCGGATGCAACCACCGCAACCGCAGTGACCATCAATGACGGTGTGCCCAACTCGGTGGCGATGATCAGCTATCGTTACAAGATGCCGCGTTATGATGCGTTCGCCGTTGATCGGGACGGCATCATCTCCTACGTGAAGGGCGTTTCTTCGCGCTTGTCGCCGCAGAAGGCTTATGTCGGGGCGGCGCGTATGAAGATTGCCGATGTGTGGAACATTTGGGGTGATACCCCGGTCGTAAAATCCACCGCCACCAAGCGCGTGAGTGTCGAGGAGGAGCGTAGCGTCATCGATCGCCTGTCGAGTGCGGAGATCATGATTGCCGAATTGCGGTTGCAAAACGACATATCCTCGCGTGAGCCGGTGTCGAAGCGCGGCATATTCTCAGATCCTCTGATTGACGATACTTTCCGAGATCAGGGTACTCCGCAAACGGCGGCTGTATTCGGTGGCAAGCTTGTTCTGCCGATCGCGGCCCAAGCCATTTTCATGCGGGTGCCGGAGCGAACGCTTCCCTACACGGAAGATATCGTCATCGAGCAGGCGTTCATTACGGAAGCGATGAAAATCAATCCGTATCAGGCGTTTCCGGCTCCCGTCCCGGCAGCGGCGCTCGATCCATCCGACGACTTCTGGTCGGAAACCGAAACCGTTTGGACATCCGATGTCACACGCCGGTTTTATGAGCTTGTTTCGTATTATTGGGACCCTCTCCCGGGTAGCGGCCCGGCGGGTCACGGCTATTCCAAAACATCGGCCTCGGCTTGGAGTGCCGAATTGATGGGTACGCAAACCACGAAAATCGAGTTCATCCGGCAACGTGAAGTCGGCTTTACGCTCACCAATTTCGGGCCGGGGGAAACCCTGACCGAAGTGCTCTTTGATGGTGTACCCGTCGCCCTGTAAGGATTCTCTACATGTCGTTGCTAGCTGACAACGCCGGTCGTTTGACCGGCGTTTTTCGTGTTCCCGGCGGGATTCCCGTGGGTACGAAATCGGTGACCTTCAAGGGCACCAATTCCACGGCGCAAGCCATTTACCGCGCCGAAGGCTGGAAAAGAGTGGAGACATGGGGCCGCGTTGAAACCACGGTGACTTCGGTTGCCATCGGCGTGGACCCTCTCGGCCAGATCGTCTCACTTCCCTATGACTGCATGGTGACCGGCGTCGATGTGTGGCCGATGGCTTTGGGCGATCGCTCCAAGCCGATCATCGCGCAGTGGCGCGGTGTCGAAGCGGGAGTGCCGTCACAGGCGATATTCGCGGAAAAGTGGCTCTCGGGTACGGCGCTCACAACCGGCGGTTGGCTGTCGTTCAATTTCGATCTACCGATTCTTTCGCGTTCCGATACGCTTTATGCCCCAGTGTTCCTGACCGAAGACGCCAATCATGCCCTCGGCGTCGCCAAGCTCGGCGGCTTCGATAACCGGCCCGGGCGCGGATGGGTGACGGGTCAACCCTATACCGGCGGCTCCATGGTCAGCTCGGCGGATGCGCTCTCGTGGCGTGTTCATCCCGATATGGACATGGCTATCCGGGTGCGGGCGGCGCGCTTCAACCAGCTCAATCGCACCATGCGGCTTGGCACGTTCGCGGCGGAGCGGGTTTCCGACTTGATGTCTTTCCTCGTCATGCTCCGCCCGGAGGGAACCGAAGTCGAGGTCGAGTTCGTAATGCCCTCCGGTCAGCGTTTTATAGTGACGCCGGAGAGCGCCTGCGAACTGGCCGAATACGTGACGGGTGATATCACCGTGAATGTCACCCTTCGGGGCACCGAGCGCATGTCGCCAATTCTCCGGCCCGATGCGCAGATCGTGCAAGGTACGATTGCCGAGGAGGCTGATTATGTGTCGCGCTTCATGGGTGCGGGCATGGGCTCCCTGCAAAAGCTCGTGACGGATGCCAATCTCGTGGGCTCCTCTTCCTTCAAGGCTTACACGCAGACCGGCGGTACCGTGGATGATCCGGTGTGGTCGGAAATGCAATTAAAACAGGCCACGCCGCTCGGTGACGGGCTGGTGGAACACGAGCTGAGTCAGCCGGTCGATCTCCCCGAGTCCCGCTTCAAGATTGCTCTGAAAGGTGGGCCTGCCGCGCGCCTCTCCCTCAGTGCTCTGCGTGGCGTTACAACTCCGAACATCTGAGGTTGGATATGATCAACGATCAAACGCCACTTCGGCGTTACTTGCTGCCGGATCGTCTGCATTCCGGTGTGGTTGATGCCGACCGGCTGCGTGAAACGGTTGGGATGCTCGATAACGATATGTCTACCGCTCTGGAAACAGCAGAGCGGCAGGCCAGCCTAACCAGCTTGGGACGTGTGGTGTTGGCGACGGCTGCTCACATCGCTGCCGGTGCGCTTGACCGCGTTCCGAGTGCCGGTGAGGTAAAAAAATACGTCAATGCCGAGTTTGAAAAGCTGCTTGGTTCTGCACCGGAAGCACTCGACACTTTGTCGGAACTGGCCGCTGCACTCGGCAATGATGTCAACTTCGCGGCAACCGTTACAAACAAGCTGGCACAAAAGCTCGATATTACCAGCTTTCAGGCTATCCAGAACCAACTGATACCGGCGGGCGCTGGCATGTGGTTCTTTGGTAAGCAGGCTCCGGCAGGCTGGTTGAAGCCTTACGGCGTTCTTCTCCAGCGCGCTCAGGCAACCGCATTATGGGCTTACGCGCAGACAAGCGGCTTGTTGGTGAGTGAGGCGGACTGGCAGGCTGGAGCCAAGGGGTTTTTCTCGACCGGTGACGGCAGTACCACTTTCCGCACTCCCGACATTCGCGGGTACCATCTGCGAGTATGGGATGAAGGTGCAGGTATAGATGTTGGCCGCTTGGCGGGTTCAATTCAACAGGATGCTCTGAAAACCCATAGCCATACCGGCAGCGCAAATGCCGTTGGAGATCACGCCCACAGCGGTTGGACGGATGTTCAAGGTGACCATAGTCATTGGGTTGCAGGCAGGCGTGAAGGTGGTGCCGCCGGTGCTCCCGTCACCCCAACTTATCAGGGCAACGTGATGATTTGGGCGGATGGCCAGTGGTCATCGGTCAATGGAGGACACGGCCACAATGTTGGAATCGGCGCTGCGGGTGCCCACGGGCATGCCCTTTCTATCGATGCAACCGGAGATATCGAAACACGACCCAAGAACATCGCTTACCTGTTCTGCATGAAATATTGAGGTGGCACATGATTGTTTATCAGACTGCCCCCGATGGCAGCTTTATCGGCACGGCTGTTGCGGATGATGATCCGTGGAATCCCGGACTAAATCTTATTCCTGATGGGTGCGTGATCCAGAAGCCTCCTTCCAAGAAGGGTTTTTATCCAAAATGGAACGGAGAGAAGTGGGAACTCGTCAATATCCCTGAACCGGAAATCGCGCCTGAGCCGGAGAAACTTCCGCCAGAGGATAAGTTCTCGATCATCCGTCAGCAGGCGTCATTTCACGTTTCCATTGCTGATTGCACGATTTCAGATGCGGCCCGTGCGGGCGCGGAAATACCGAAGGAATGGCATGATTACCGGGCGGCTCTGGCGGAAATTGCCGAGCGTGAAACCGGCGATCCGGCATCGGTGATTTGGCCTGAACATCCCCGCCCTATCTCGGTACCGAAGAAGCCAGAGACATTGCAGGAACTGGCGTCGGCGAGGCGCTACGAGGTGGAAACCTCCGGCCTTGTCCTGAGAGGCGTCACGATTGATACCAGCCGTGCCAGTCAGGAGCGAATTTCGTCGGCTTTCGCTTTGTCTCAGGCTACGGGCCTCTCTGTCGATTTTAAGTCGACGGACGGTTTTATCTCTCTGTCTCCTGAAGAGATGAAGAGCATAGCCGTGGCTGTCGGGATGTATGTCCAAGCCTGTTTCACCGCCGAGCGGAAAATATGTGAGGCGATTGAAGCGGGAGATGTCACGCACAAAGAAGACATCGACAACTGGTCTTGGCCATCCAGAAACCACCCGTGAACTCCAACTTGTAGCCCTTTCTTACAAGTTCAATTTCAGCCGCCTTTCGGGGCGGCTTTTTTATGTCCAAGGAGGACGTTAATGTCTGCCCCCGTTTTCGGCATTATCAACACGCGCCCGAACGATGAACCGTTGCCGGTAGTTGGCGCGGACTTTTCCAAGATCGCTATGGTGTCCACGTCCGATGACGCCGACGCCAATCTCTTCCCGCTGGATGAGCCGGTGCGTTTTTCCACCTCCGACACGGCTTTTACCTCGAAGCTCGGCACCGGCTATCTGGCCGATGCGGTGCGAGGCGTTGCAGCACAACTCGGCGAATTGCAGGTGGCGGCGGATGTCACCGTGGTGCGCGTCGCCGAAGGTACGGCCTCCGACCCACAGCAAAAGCTGGAACAGACTATCGCCAACATGGTCGGCTCCGGTGCAAGCCGCACTGGTGTTCACGCCCTGCGCGACGCCCCCTCCCACGTCAATGCCACGCCGCGCATTACCATCTACCCCGGCTACACCGCGTGGCGGCCCGATGTGAATTCGGCAAACCCGGTTCTTGCCGAGATACCCGCCATTCTAAATGGGCTTCTCGCCATTACCGTGGCGGATGTCGAGGACGGAAGCCGTGATGCCTCCATTGCGGCGCGCGAGACGATCCAGTCCAATCGCATTATGCTGGTTGGCACCGGAGCCAGAGTTTATGAGGGCACGGATAATCCTCAGGTTGTGGTGCGCCCAATGGCCCCACGCATTGCCGGGTTGTTTGCCCGCACCGATCACGCTCATAAGGGTAAACCGTTCCACCCGATCGCCAACCAGCCGGTTTATGGCATCGTCGGACCGTCGCGTCCGATCGAATTCAGCCTCACGGATGGTGCGGTCGAAGGACAGCAGTTGCTGGCGGCGGATGTCGGTATCGTGGTGCGTGGCGAGGTGGGTGTCGATAGCGCGATTGCCGATGGTGGCTTCGTGTTCATCGGTACTGAGTCCTGCGAGGAAAGCGAACTCTGGTCGCAGATCCATCAGATACGCGGGGCGGATTACATCGCCGTCAAAATGATGCGGATCGACCGGCAGTTTCTCGGCAAGTTGATCAGCGCGGATATGGCGGAAGCATGGCTTAACAGCATCCGTTTCATGCTTCGTGATCATAAGGCGGACAATGACATCCTCGGCTATGACCTGAAGTTCACAACCGCTGGAAACTCGGCGGAGGAAGTGCGCAAGGGTCACCTCAAAGTCACTCCTTACGTCGAGCCTGCACCCGTGTTCCGCCTCGCCGAGCACGAGATGCGCCGCTATCGCCCGGCTGTCGATTCTCTTGTCTCGGAAATCGCAGCGCGCATCAACAGCATCATCTAACGCCCCTCCATTCGTCACCTTATGATTTGACGTGGCGAATGCAACTCCAGATTTCAAGGTAAAATCATGCAGCCTCTTTATGTAATGGAAGCCGCCGATGTGCGGCGGGCGGATGAACCGGATTCCTCACGCGCGCTGACCGTCGCCAAAGTCGGGCTTCCGGCAATCAAATACTTGACCGCCGAGTCTAAGCCCGGCGGTGGAATTGGTGCGGTCAATTTTGTTTTTCCGCAGACCGAAGCCTTTGAACCCAAGTTCGAGCTTAAGGGCATTCCCGATGTGGACATCGTTGAGAACCTCGGACTCACGAACGGCACCAAGAACAAATGGGTATTCGCCGGAGCTTGCCGTGACAAGAGAACGGGGCTTCTCATCCCGTCCCGTGCCATCATCGAAGGCATTATTGCCGAGTGGGAACCGGATGAGTTCGAGATGGGCGAGTTAGTGGGGTGTAACCATGTCATCCAAGAAGTGACCCATTATGCATTTTACTTCGGGGATAAAGAACTCTGGTATTGGGACTGGTGGGAACGCGTCCCCCGGCGCGGCGGCAAAGACCCTTATGCCGATGTGAGAGCCGCCCTCGGCGGCTCCTGACACGCGTAGCACCAACCCATCACAGTATTAGTCTTAATCGCCCGGCCTTCGTGCCGGGCTTTTCTTTTGGAGATTCCTATGCCGAAAATTCAGCTTTCCCGCCCGGTCGAGCACGAAGGCACCACTTATACCGATATCATGATCGATGAACCTTCGCTCGGTGCGATCGAGGCGTTGGAAACCGCCGAGGAGGCTGGAAAGGGCAATGTCGGCGCGATGCTCGCCATGTTGGCCGTTGATACGGGCTGGCCCGAGGGCGCATTGCGCAAAATCAGGGTTGGAGATCTGAAAAAGATTTCCGAAACCATCACCCCTTTCGTTCAGGCGCTTGGCGGTTCTGGCGAAGCATAGCCGCCGACATTACCGCCGTCCTCAACATTCAGCTCGACCAACTTCGCCGCGAACGCTGGTCGAGCGTCTTGCTTTGGCATGCGGAAGCCAAGCGCATCGCATCCCTAAAATTCGGATAGTTTCATGGGCACGTTGACTTCGAGCCTGATCGTCAAGCTCATCAATCAAGTGACGGCTCCGGCGAAACAGGTGGTCTCGTCCATTAGGGGAATCGGCCAATCGTTTGCCGGGCTTAATGGAAAGAACATGCTGGCCGGGCTCGACGCGGCCATCAAGCGCAATAACGATCAGTTGAAGGCTATGAAAGGCAACCTTCTTGGTGCGCTTGCGGCGGGCTATGGCCTCAAACGCGCCTTGATGGGGCCGCTCCAAGCCGCCATGGATTTTGAAAGTGCCATGGCGGACGTGAAGAAGGTTGTCGATTTTGACGACTTGGCCGACTTCAAAAGGTTTCAACAAGACGTTCTGGAGATGACTACCCGCATTCCGATGGCGGGTAAGGAACTCTCAAACATTGTGGCGGAGGCCGGGCAATCCGGCATCGCTAAAAACGATCTGCTGAAATTCACTGAAATGGCGGCGAAGGTCGGTGTTGCATTCGACATCTCAGCCCGCGAGGCGGGCGAGGCGCTTGCCAAGATGAAAACCGGTCTTGCCCTGAACATCGAGGAGACTCAAAAACTCGCCGATGCAATGAACCATCTCTCGAACAATCAGGCGTCGAAGGCGCGTGACGTGCTCGACGTGGTGCGGCGCGTTGGTGCTATGGGCAAGCAATTTGGCTTCAAGCCGAAAGACGTGGCGGCCTTCGGCTCCGCCATGGTTGCGGCAGGTGCACAGACGGAAGTGGCGTCCACTTCGTTCATGAATATGGGCCGTGCATTGACCAAGGGCGCATCTGCCACCAAGCGCCAGCGTGGCGCTTATCAGCGTCTTGGGCTCGATGCGAAAAAGGTTGCGGTGCGGATGCAGAAAGATGCAGTCGGCACTACCTTGGACGTGATGGAGCGCATCGGCAAAATGCCCGCGCACCTTCGAGCGTCGATCGTCTCCGACCTGTTCGGTGACGAAGCGCGCGCCCTTGGTCCGCTGCTTACTAACCTTCCGTTGCTGAAAAACTCCCTCAAACTTGTGGCAGACGAGCAGGAATATCTTGGCTCGGCGGAAAAGGAATACATCTCCCGCTCGGCCACTTTCGCCAACTCCGTGCAGCTCTTGAAAAATCGTTTTGAGCGTGTCGGCATTGCAATCGGCAATTCTCTGTTTCCGCCGTTAACCGCCTTGATGGACAAGATATCGCCGCTGATCGACGCCTTTGCGAAATGGGCGAGCGCTCACCCGGAACTTGTTCGCAATATCGTTCTTGCCACAACGGCGCTCATTGGTTTCAAGGTCGCTTCCATCGGCATTCGTGCGGCGTCGTTACTTGCGCGCGGCAGCATCATGGAAATGGCCGCCAGTTTCCTGCGCTTCGGTTTCGGAGTTGGCCGTGTCGGCAAGGGAATCGGCAAGGGCGTTCTATCTCCCTTCCGCGCCTTTGGTCGGGCGATTGGCAATACCCGTAAGGAAATGAAGCTCATCAACGTGGCTTCCTCCACTGGGCTTTTCTCGCGCCCGCAGGTGCTTGGCGGGCAGATGGCGGCTGTTGGCCGCAATATGCTCGGCTTTCTCAACCCGATGCGTTTAGCAAAAACTGCGTTAAGCGGCGTTGGCACAGCTTTGCGTGGGCTCCGGTTTTTGGCT